TCAAGACTTCTGATCAATTTTGGCCTGCGTGTTTTTATTCATCACACGTCCCACAACATAGGTAATCACCATGGCTGCGATGCTGGCGACTGAGGCTTCATTAAGGTTAAGTCCCAATTCTGATGCACCTGCAACAGCAATGCTCCCGATTAAGGTTGCCCAAAATTCAGTGGTTTTAATGCCTGGTTTCATATTATGTCTCCTGTTTAAGTTTATGCATAAGCTCGTTTTAGCCACCCTTTGAGGAACTTCGCTCGTTTGGGTTTTGTAGCTGCGAGTGTTCGGTAATATCCGGCAGCTTCTGATTTCAAGGCTGCAAGCAAATCCGTCAGATCAGCTTTATTGATGGCGGCAAGCGTCATAGGGCCTAAAATGCCGTCTTCCAAAATATCTTGTCCTGTGGCTCTTAATGCTCTTTGAACAAGCCTGTGCGCCCAGTTTGATCCCATATTTACCGCCAGATCAAAAACTTTGGTCGCTAAGTTCACGTCTTTAATGTCTTTATAAAGCTGAGGTTCCCAAAAATCCCGTTTATAGATGGTTTTGGCTTGATCAACAGTCAAAGTATCCACGTCAATATGAGGGTAGCTGCGTTTGGAAATTCCAAATTTAGTTTCCCCGCCGTCATCGTCTATGTCGTTGCTGTAGCCACCTTCATGGGAAAGCACAAAGCTGACTGCATGTTCAAAACGTTCATCGATCAAAGTGTTAGGTTTATTTGCCATGGCTGATTCTTGCCTCCAATTCATTGATTTCTTCGTGAAGGGAGATAATGCGCTCTTCCAGCCGAAAGACTTTTTCTGCAAGCTGCTGGTTTTTTTGAAACCATTCCTCCTGCATCACAACCCTTGTATCCAGTTTTGCTGCCCACCATATGGCGGTGAGTGTTTGTAAAATCATCGCAACAACAAGTCCTATGGGGATTTTGCGATCCCATTGCCACCTTGTGAGCATATTCGTTTTATTGGTCATCCATATCTCCCTCAAAATCACGCGAAGCATCGATAGTGGTACGGTAACCGCTGCTATCTAACGTGTGCTCTGCACGTGTTATTATCCAGTCGCTCGGAATGCCGGAACGAAACCCCGATAAGTAAATTTTGGATTCCGCTACCAGATCCGCACGACCTGCTAAGGTTATATTCAAGGTTTGTGTGCCACGTGTCAGGCGCTCGAGTTTTGCTTGTGCCGCAGCCTTTGCAAGTCCGCTATTTGGGTAAACACCACGAAGTGTATGCACAGGGTCACCATCTCCTGCTTTTTCCTCGATGGGCTCAGCTTTATCGGGATCATGCCAATAGCAAATGACAGAAGCTTGATGATCACGCTCAGCAAAGGTGACACGCCAACTGGAGACTTCTTTTAAATCAATAGTGCTGCCGCCAATCAACTGCCCGGTAAAAGATTTAGCTTTACCTTCGGGGACAAATAACAAAAATCCATTGGCGGGTTTACTGATGGCACCATGAAGTTGCGCAAGACGGGACAGTAAATGCATATCGCTTTCTGCCGTTTGATCAATATGCGGCAGGATAATATCTGCAAATTGTGAAGCAATGCGTGGTTCATAGCCGTGTTTGGCTGCAATGGTGCTCACCAAATCACCAATGGTTTTTTGATGCCACTCATCGGTTTTTTGGGATTTAAAGGAAGCTTTTAAATCAGCGGCATGACCTTTAATTTTCATGACTTGGGGATGGCCTTCAAGCGTGACTTCATCAACGATATAAAGTCCCATCGAGACAAGGCCTGTTTCAACATAACCCAGATGCACTTGTAATTTGCTTCCTGAGGAAGGCATTTCAATGAGGGAATCGCGATCATCTAAACAAATTTCCACACTATCGCTGGTAATCCCGGCTTCATCAGTGATGCGAAGTGAGATGAGCCTTTGTTTAATGAGGCCTGTGATGAGATTACCTTCTGCCCAAATGTTAAAATCCGGCGTCATATCAATCCCATAATTTTATGGTTGGCTTTGCTGAGGCTTTTTTAATTTCGGGCAAGGTGATCAATAGTCCTGCAGGTAAAAAACTGCCCCATTCAGCAAGCTCAGGGTTAGACGTTAAAACAACTTCCACAGCACCTGATTGAAAGCCATAATGCTTCCAGCAGATCCAGTCCAACATGTCATATTCTTTGGTTCTATAAAGCGTCATAAATCTTCCCCGTAACGTTCCAGGCTTAATCTAAATTCAATTTTTCGGGGTACACCGTCCGGTAAAAAGGTATTTTGCGTCTCTTCAATTTGAGTAATGACAAAACGCCCTAAGACTTCGCTCAAACCATTAATCAACATCAGTGGCTCTTGTCTTACGGCAGCATCGCGCATCGCATTGATTTGCCCTAAACCGCCACGAAAATGCGGGTAAATAACACCGTCTAAATCAATACGGTCTGAGCCTGGCCCAACAGCTTGCAGCAAAGGTTCTTGGCCAATACGTTCAAGAGAAGACCAGCGATATTCGCTGCTACGCTTTAAACTTTGATAAGCACCGGTATTTAAAGAAAAGCGATAAGGACCCAAAGCAAGCATCATGGCAAGGCCCCAACAGGATCATATAAGGCCCCACGCGATTGCGCCTTAAGGCGACGCATCACTTCATCTGCGACTTCTTTTGAATTTTGATTGGGTGAAGCTTGGACATTGATGTTGTAACTGTTGTTTTGCGTTTTGTTTTCAACGGTTTTTGGCGTAACTGAAAGCGGAGTTTTGAGGGCATCACCAACTGGTTGCATTTCAGGGATGCTGAGTTCTGGGGCGTCTTTTTTGCCCCATAATTTATCCCAAAGGCCACCAACTGCTTTAAAGGGTGTTTTTATTTTCTCCCAGAATTTACCCAGCCAATCACCAAAGGCTTCCCATACCGGCTTTATCGGCTCCCAAATGGTCATGAAGAAACTTTTGACAGATTCCCAATTCGTGATCACTAAGGTTGCGGCAATGGCTATACCACCCACAATAGCCCCAATGGGATTGCTCATCATAGCAACCGTTAAAGCGCGAAAGCCTGCAATCACAGCTGGAAATACCCTAGAAGCTAAGGCCATGAACGAGGCACCAAGGGCTTGAAGTGCTCCACCAAAAGCAAGAGCCCCCATACGGATTGCGGGAATCAGCGAAGCGCTATTAACACCGATAAAACCTGCTTTAACAAGGGTAATCGTAATAAGCAGACCGCGCCAGGCTGTGGCAAGGGCCAAGGCTCCACCTTGAATAAAGGTCCAGGCATAGCCAAGTGCGATAGCAGCGATCTTACCGCCAATGAGAGCCGTTGTTACACCCATAATTAGCTTAGTTAGAATAGGATGAGCTTCAGCAAAGACGGCCATTTGCGTGGTTGCGCTGCGTAGCACATTGACCAGAGCATTAAGAGGCGGTAACAGTACTGAGCCCAAATTCATTCCAACTTCTGCAAGTCCGTTTTTTAGAAGCTGTAAATTATTGGCTGTGGTGTTTGCACGATTGGCAAATTCACGCTGCATCGAGCCTGCAAACTTGGTCTCATCATTGATCATGTTCACGGCTTTTTTGTATTCGTTGAGGCTGCCCACCAAGAGTGCTACATCGTCTTGATATTCCATACCAAACAGATCAAAGAGGATTCCGGAGCGTTTTTGTTTGTCCATTTTTTCCATGGCCTCAAGGAATTTAACCAAAGCCCCTTGGGCATCTTGGCCGATATCTTTTTCCAGCTGTTTGGCGCTTATACCCATTTGACGCAAAGCATCTTGGAATTTTTTACCTTGTTTGCCAGCAGTTTGCAGTTTACTGAGCATCGCATTAATTGCCGTACCTGCTTTTTCCGGAGCTTTGCCAAGGCTGATAAAGGCACCGGCAAGGGCGCTTGCTTGTACAGCAGTTAAGCCAAATTGCCTAGCTGTACCGCCAATTCTGTTAAGTGCCGGCACTATATCCTTGGCTTTGGCTGCGGTATTATCAGAGAGGTAATTGATTGCATCACCTAGCTTGGTCATCTCCGTAATGGGAATCTGGTAAACGTTTGCCAATTTTGCCATGGCATCACCGGCTTCTTCAGCTGACATATCAAAAGCAGTAGCCATTTTAGCAACGGTATTGGTGAATGCTGATAAGTCTTTAGCCGCAATACCAAGCTGTCCACCACTTGCTGCAATTTGCGCAAGACCTGCGGCTGAAAGAGGAATCTCCCGTGACATGATTTTTAAAGTCTCGCCGAGTTTTTGAAGACCATCTGGGGTATCAAAAGTAATAACTTTGCGAACATCAGCCATGGCGCTTTCAAAATCGATTGCGGCTTTAATGGGTGCGGTAAATGTTGCACCGAGCGCCACTGCATCAAACATTTGGCCACGCAGATTAGCGCGCTGGGCAAGTATCCCTTGGCGTTTTTGCATCAAGCGATCAAGGGCTACATAATGGCCTTTAAGTTTTTCGATAGACGAACCTAATTTGGTTTGCTGCGCAATAAGACCTTGGATATCTTGGCCGGATTTTCGTATTTCACTATCAAGGGAATGTAATGCTTCACGTTTTTGTAGATAGACCGTTTTAGCCTTAAGGGCTGCTGTTTTAGAGCGCTCAAATTCTGTAACCAATGCTTTGCTGGGGTTAGCAGTAGCTGCCATCTGCATAGCAAGAGATTTAACTTGGTTTTCAGCCTCCATCCAAGTGCGTTTAGCAACTAAGGTATCGCGTTGTAATTGCTGGAATTTACCGACGGTTTTGCCTGATGATTCAAGTTGCTTAATGGCCTGACCGAGTCGATTAAGCTGAGATGCCCCTTGGGCCATGGTGGCGCCAAAATTTCCTTTTAAGGCAGCGCCGATAACAACGGATAAGGTGTGAATTGCTGTCATGTCTTTTGTAACTCCCTCGCACTGTTAAGCCATAAGATAAACTCCTCGATCTCCATTTCTAAAAATTCACCGATCCCACCACCTGTAAAAGCAGCAAGTGATAGCACGCTACTTCTTAAGTCGTCGGATTTAATGGCAACAAAAAACCCTGTAATGCCTCCTGGATTTTGGCGTAATCAGCGAGATCTAATTCTTCCACGGCATCTTTTGGAATGTCGGCAAGATTGGCAATCAGCGCTACTTCTTTTTCAGCATCGTTGGTTCCAAGTCTTTCAACAGCTAGACGATCACGCACTTTAGGTCGTCTTAAAGTCAGCTCTGAAATATTTACTCCGTCAATTTTAATTGGTTCAATAAGCTTAATTTTGTGCATATTAAATCCCTAAAGCAGTTCGAAGTGATGACATTTGATCGACGCCATTGATTTTTCGCACCATATTCTCAGCATCAATTTCAATAAGTTCACGGCGATCAATGGTCAGTTTGTAATAACGGATGGAGACGGTGCATTTAAGCGTTGCTTTGTCTGCTGCTTTCCAATTACCAGGATCAAGTTCTTTAAATTGGCCGCGTAAATTCACAACCACAGCTTCAGCATCGCCGCTGCCTTGCAGTCCACCACGAAGGGTAAGCGAAACAGCGTTGCCGTCTATAAGTCCAAAGAGCCTAAAAAGCTCAGGGTCATACTCAGAGAATGTGAGCTCTGCTTCTAATTTCTCCATACCCATATCAATGGCTACAGGAATATCCATGCCACCCGCACGATGTTCCTCGGTTTTAATGGAAAGCTTTGGCAGACTGATTTCATCGATGCGTCCGGCATAACCACGACCATCAACAAAAGCGTTAAAGTTTTTAAGAATTTTTGGCAACATCAGATCAGCTCCTTAATATAATCGTTAATCAAATGGGAGCGAAAGACGATCCGCTCTGCCGGATAAGGCGGCGTAAAATCAAAGTCGAAATAGACTTTACCTTGCGCAATATTAGCCGGGGTATTCAGTTCTGGATCTGGATAACACTGCCCACCTAAAATAGCACCCAGTGCTTTGAGATGAGCCAGATAGGCATTTACGCTTTCCACCACATCATCTAAATAAGTGCGGGTGATATTGCGATCCACGGCCCACATATGAGCGCGTAGCAAACTGTCATTAACTAAATCAGCGGTTCTGCGTACCGATAAAAACGCCCATTTGGGATCACTAGAGCAACTTCTATTGCCCCAAAGTCGGTATCCCTCTTGGTGAATAATAGTTGTGACGTCATTTTCGTTAAGAAAGTTGGCGCGACAATTTGCATCCCCTAAAGTAAAATCAACGGGTCTTGCGGTGCCAACGATGCCATAAATTTCTTGATTAGACGGTGACCACCAAAAGCCATTTTCGTTATCACTGCGAGCAATTAGGCCTGCTACATAAGGGCTTGGCGGCACAATTTCTTCTTGACCCGTAAAAATCTTGACCCATGGATCAACAACATAAACCCGCGCATGACCAAAATCCTTGCGCCAGGTAATAGCGTCTTGATCATTGGTGTTCGGACCATCTGCAATAATAACCGCGCGCAATCTATCTGCGATAGCCAGCATACCGCTGATAACGGGATTGGCTTGATTATTGGGTCTTTGATGGGTAAAGCCTGGTGCAATTAAAATACGAGGTGCGCTATGCACAATACTTTCGGCACTTAAAAATGCTTGAACGCCTTTGTAATCGCCTGTTTGTGCATCAATGCCGCCAATGATATTGGCAATGGTTTCTGCTTCATCTGCGCCTTCTTCAACGCGTATCACAATCACCATTGCGCCAATTTGATCAAAAATACCATTAATCGCCATGGGCAAAGTTCCGGTATCCCCAAGTTTGGCTGCTTCTCTGCGAGAGCCAACAATCAACACGGGCTTATTGAGTGGAAAGATTGTATTATCGGCATCCGGAGCGGTGCCGATCAAACCAATGACGGAAGATTTGGTGGTACGAATCGTGCGAGGACCGCTTGAGATTTCAGCAACTTCAACGCCATGTAAAAATTGTTCGGCCATAGCTTCCTCCTATAATTGCTTTAAGGTATTACTTAAATTTTCTTCAAAGCTATTGAGAAATAAGCTCAGTTCTTCTTGAGTTGCTGCCTTCTTAATTGCATTTTGGGCTTGATCTTCAAGGGCTTCACATTTTGCAATAGCCTTCACACTTTTTTCGGCTTTGGAGTGAATCAGCTTGGCCATATCAATCACTGAAATGGAGCGCAGGTCTGCAAGCGGCTGAATTAGAGCCGTATCTGCTTCATTTGGCGTTTGATTATTGGCTACAGCGTTTAAAATACTTTCGGCCGCTTTGGCTTGAATATCGTAAGATCTGGATTTTTCATGGGAATAACCTGCGTATTTACGGCGATAGGTATTTAGAATAAAGCGCACCGTATCTAATGCTCCAACTTTTGAATTGCCCAGTAATTCTGTAGCTACATCACTTTCATCGCGCTCGGCAATGGTGCCGTCATCTAAAAGCTTATAACGTTTTTCAAAGTCAAATTCAGCCGGCGCTTTGAGCCATCCACTTCCTTCAGGCTTTTTTGAAAGCGTTGTTGCTTCAACTTGCAAAGCATTTTCAAATCGTAAATAAATTGGCATAGCTGACCTCATTTCCAAATTTCATATGAATATTGATAGCCTCGGCACTGCCAGGCTCTTAGTGTTCTGTCGATATCTACCTCAAGACCTGTGGTCAAAAATGCACTTTTAAAGTTATAGATGTACCAATGGATAAACTGGGTGTAATAGCTGTTGATCGCAGTGTAATAGTAGGCAGATGTATAGAATAAAATAGCCACCGTTTTACCGGCAGGAATGGTCACACTTGCTGAAGAGGTAATATTAGCGTTGCTGGTAGCATTGTTGTAAAGATTGGTCCATGTTAATCCGCTAATAGAGGATTTATTCGCATTGGTGTTATTTGGGTTTGCTAAAAATAATCCCATACCCTCATAACCTGAAGACCAATAAGTTGAGCCGCCGAACGAAAGTGTTCTGGTAATATCAGCATTCGTATTATTTTTTACAAAAATCACCCCCAGACCGGCGCAAGGATATGTGTATTCATTAGTCGAAACAGCGTATTTGACATACATTTCTTTATGGATAAACATTCCGTTTGTGCCTTGTAAAAAATAGAGCTGAGGCGCTCTGTAAAATCCTGCATAGGTTGTGCTATACGCATGGGTTCCTGATAAAAGCTGAAGCATGTTATCGGCATTGGCCACGTTGTTATACCAAACGCCAAGTTGCGTTGTTAAATCCCCAGCTCCCCAGTAATCGTTTTGACGGCTTAATATGCCAAAAATAAATGGCAATGTTCCTGTTTCAATCATGTTGCGGTTTCGCACTTCAGTCATGATGGTGGAATTTGCCGGAACATCGTTAATAGAGGAAAAATTACTTACTAATGTATTTAAAGCTTGAAGCTGCGTTTGCCCGGTTGAGTTGATGGCCGTAATATTGGTATCTTTTCTGGCATCAAGCAAAGATAAGTTCGTGGTCGTTGCTGTTTGCAGAGCCGTAAGCGATGTTGTTTTATTGGTGTTGATGGCATCAATAGATGAAGTTTTAGCGCTATCAATCGCTGATAATGCACTGGTTTTACTGGTATTTAAATTAGCTAAATGCGCCGTTGCTGCATCCAAAAGGGCTTGCAGTTTTTCATCAGACATATTGACGATGTCATAAACACTGCTTTGACCTGCAATGGATTCCAAAGCTTTGGCTAAATAAGCCAGTTGATCAGCCGGTGCATTGATCGATAAATCCTTAAGGCGCTGATGTAGCGCATAAACGGCTTCTTTAGCTATTGTCATGGTTGCTCCACAAATTCAAAAAAGTTTCAAAGGTGAAGCGATCAAACGCCTCCTTTAATTTCTTATGTTCAGCTTCTCGTGATGAAACGTCCGCATCCATGGCAATAATTGTTTCCCGAATACGCACCACATCTTGGGATGCTATGTTATCTGGGTGGGGCAGCTTATAGCCCCTTTGGCTGATATCATTTGGCATATCAAGTAATCACAACCCGTAAAGAGCGTACTTTAGGGCGATAAAGAATATTGCCGCTTAGAATCAACTTCACCCTGGTTTCAGTGGCGCTAAAACTTGAAATAATATGGGTACGCTCAACCCAGCTATCACCTACAGCTTTGCCATTTGTTAAATCAACCAATTGCCAAGTGCCGTCCGCCTTTTGGATGTAGACCTTAACATCAGCGGTCCCGGTCATCAGCGCTTCATAGGTGATGCTTACTTTACTATTGCTGCCTGCCGTAATAGCTCTTGTGACGTAATCTGCCGTTTCAGACATGTTGCCTAGAACAATTTGAATGCCGGGATATAGCACAGGGCTTCTAAGCGCAGAGCCACTGAGCAAAGCTTTAACGCTCAAAGGACCGGTGACGCGGGCCCGCAGGGCAATCGGCAAATCATCGGATAATTTATGCTCTGTGCCGTCTTGCTCTGTCAGGGTAAATTGCACATCAGTGTCAGAGGCAACACGCTCAACATTTGCAAGCGCAATCAAATCGGAAATGCTAGTGGCTGTAACTGATCCTAAATCCACCGTTCTTGTATTTTCTGTAAAACGCGCACCGAGTAGCCTAAAAGTGAGATCACGATTTTGATGGGGCGTCCAGGTGCTAGCATTACTTGATGAAAGAAGTACGCCCACCTGATAAGGCTGACTCGTCACCCATCTGGCATGGGTTGCATCATATTTGCCAAGCTCTGCAACACGCACTGCCGCATCAGCATCATCGGTCAACAATACAATGGCATATTCATGGCCGGCCTCAAGCCAAACAGGCTGCCAAGTTATTCGAGTAGAAGTCCCATTCACATTAATAGAAGCAGGCATAATGCTACCTTCAGCAAGCACTGTTTGGGTAGGCATACCAAGACTGGTATCACGAATTTGTACAACTACTCTTTTGGTGCCGCGATTGCTAAACCACAGATCAACGCCTGCAATATGGCGGCTTTCGCTTAAGGTAAAGGTTTGAGCCAGTGGATCAAAACGGGTGAGGACAACGGTGGTTTCATTGCGCCTGATATCGGTAATGACCGTAACACGCCTGCGTTCTTCGGTTGTAATAATACCTCGCCCTGTATATGTGGCCTCACCGTAATTGCCTTTATTTCCAATAAACTGCACAAGCTTTGTACCGGCTGGAACATTGGCTGGAACGGTAAATTTGCCTTTGATTTTTCCGCTATTATCTGCAACAAGTGGCATAATTCCTCCTATAAACTAACCGGTTCAACGTTAATACCGTCAAACACCAAACGAAGTTGTTCACCGGGTGCAAATCCATCTAAATCAAAAGTTTGTGTTGCTTGGCGCATAAAGGCAGCCTCACGACTTGTACTTGAGAGCAACTCAGTGGTTTGACTGATTTGAGTGCCGATCGAAACATTTTGTGTTGTGCTAGACGACACCATAGATAAAACACCGCCACCAACGACAACCTGACGGGTAATGGGGCTTGAAAGCACGCTAAACCGTTGTGTGATTGGGCTTGACCATGTGGTTTGCACTTCAGTCCAGCGATCCACATTGAGATTAATCGCCACCTTCGCAGGTATCGGTGCAAAAGCCTGATAAGGGTTAATTTGCATATCCACTGTTTGTAAGAGCTGCTCTAAAACAGGTTCTAAAACATAAGGTAAAAGCCACGGCGCGGTTCCTTTACCGCTATCAGCAATAGAAGCATTAATCGGTAAAGTCAGCTCGCGATCGACAATGGCAGCGGTTTGGTTAATCCCCTGATCGCGCATGTCATCATCAAAAAATGGATCAACAAATACGCCTTTTTTAGCAGCAGGTTCACGGCTATTGGCATCATTACGCAGGCGTTCTTGGGCAATTAAATCATAAAGATCATTAATGCTTGAGCGCATAGCTTCAATATCGCTCATAGGAATAGCATGAATAGCATTATTAAAAACATTGGGCTTAATAGCGCTGCGCCAGTTTTGATAAACGTAAGCTAAAGCCAGTTGTCCGCTTGGAGCTTTCGGAACAGAAGGTCGCCATGGATGAGCAAGCCCCTTAATCCGTCTGACAACGCCTGTTGCATCGATTGTGATTAAATCATAGCGCGGCATCATCCAGCTATAGTCCACAAGCACCAATGTACCGTCAACAGCGCCGGAGATTTTAAAGCCATCTTCTGTCACATTTTGCGGGGTAATTTTACTGCGGCAGCGATACGTAATTTGATACGAACTACCGGGAGCCGGTTCTGCTCCGGGCAAAGACCAATCCACATCACCGGATTTTAATTTATAATCCGTACCGCTGACGTAAGTGGTTGTTCCTTGTTTGATTTGAATGATCTCAAGTACTGCCGTATCCGGAATTGGATCCATAGCACCTGCATAAGAACCGTGCGTCATCGTGATAGTTTTTTGAACTGTCACATCAACATTTAATATTTGATTGGCAGGTGATTCGTTGAGGACGAGATCCATCACGCCCCCGGCACCTGGCTGAAAGGTATAGGGATCAGAATCGATTTCTTGAATATCAGGGTCAATGGCAAAACGCACACGAAGGCTATGGGCAAGTTCAATCTCAAACCCATCCACATGGGCTTTACCTTCATTGATAACAAAAATCTGTTCACCGTTATCTTTGTCGAGGTACCTAACATCCATGCCGCTCACCACATAAGAGCCATTAGATTCACGGTCATATCTTGCTAAAGCACTATTGACTGCATCAAATTGTGGCGGTGGCGCATGCTGAATGAGTACGCCGTTTTCTACGCCATAAATTGGATAAAACTCACCTTCATGGGTCGGAGGGGCTATTCCATCAACTTGAAAATCCCAAGAAATTTCAGCTTTTAAGCGTGCAGCGCCGGGCTCTTGATAGTTGCGCGTACCAATAGCAGGATCGCGAAGGCCTGGGTCTTCAAGCTCGGTCATGGTACTTTCCACATACCACACACCGATTCTAACCGTTGCATTGGTGGGAATGGTGAAATTTGTAGAACCTATTTCTCGCACAGCACCGCGCAAATAAATAAACCCAGATTCCAGTGTTGTCTCTCCTGTATCTGGATTCACTACGCAAGTGCCGCCACGGATCACATCACCATCTCTAAAAATCGCATCACCAATGCCTTTAAGGTTATGAAGCGCATAATCTTGCATTTCATTGAGCTCTGCCGATTGCAGCCCTCGACCTGCTAGAAAGAGCGTGCGATCATATTTTTTGGCCGGATCATAGCGGTTGTAATAGCTATTAAGAGTCATAAACTTGCCTCATTTGTCTTAAAATATATATTCACGAGCACCTCATCAAAACGTTACAACAAAAGAGAAAGTCTCGCGGGTTGCTGCTGTTCTAATCAAAGGCACCGTGCGTTCTAGAACCAGTAAAATGCCGCTTTCATCTATATCTGTGGGCTCAAAATAACGTTGGCCGGGAGGTAAATCAGGCTTTGTGACGGTGCCAACCATAACACCAAGCTCACGGATGATCTGGTTGCTGGCATTATCAAAATCAAAAGTAAAGCGGAGAAAAAGATTATTCGTAGGCGTACTTGATGCCTTGAATCTGCCTGTTGGGGTGATCAAATCTCCGTCTTCATCACCTACGCAAAACAAGACTTCATCAGCGGTTCTGCGGCCTACTTCATTCAAAAGAGCATTTGCGGTAATGGGTTCAGGCGGCGTGGCATAAGTGTAGGAAATTGCAACGGTAGCGTTATTTTCTAAATTACCGTTTGGAAGACGAGTGATCACACCCATCACGCTATCAACGCTATAATCGGTACCGGCAATAAAGGTTGTGTCAGCTTGAGTAATAGACACATCTTTCACCGGCTTATGATCTAGCCCAATTTGATTGCTTGCAAAAGTTTTAGTGACCGTATGAGTGCTTTCCCAACTTGGATCACCCGTTCCCCAAGCAAGATGGATCGGTTGTTGTTTAATGCTTGCAGCAATAGCTGCTCTGCCGGATTTGGTTAAAATGGCCATATGAATACCCTTTGACACACATATCGAAGTTCTAGTTAAGGGTTATATTCACGATTGGCTCTGTATTCGTCCAAGGGCGGTTTAAGTGACGATGCTCATGCCATAACAAGCATCCTTCATAAAAATAGGGCTCAAAATGATCACGTTTTTGATAAGGTAAAAGCTCCAATTTTCCTAGCGAATCTGCTGATAAATAAGGCCATAACAGTGTTTCAGAAAACCAGTCCGAATGCTCTTTTGCAAAATAAGGCTTAACGTCTGACACGATCTCAGCGTCGAGATTCTCCGTGTAGTTTGACGCAAAGCGTTCCAAAACTTCTTCAAAGTTTATCTTCCAGACATGTTCAGATAAAACATCTGCGCTTAAAATAAATGTTGCTCCCACCTCATGTTCAAGACGCACGGGAAAACAGGCGTTAATATCGCCAAGTCGCCAACTATCAGATAAAACAATCAATGCTTTGGCAAGATGAAGAGGCGGCTGAAAATCAGGAGTGATGGGTGATAATGGATCTGCATTTTGCCAAATATGATCGCGGATATAAATGCCGTTGTAATTGCGGGTATGAGGCTCCGTCTCACCTATAAAAGCCACATCTAACCGGTAGAGATCATCGCTTAACGTGCTATTATGATGTCTGCGTGCGCTTGCAAATTTTAGCAAAACCTCTTCTGATTTAGCCTCAAAAGGATTAAATCGACCGAAAGATAATACGGGGCCATCAGCTGAAAGTTTTACCCCTGAATAATCAGAAAGCAGTGATCCAAATTCACTGTTATCAAGCATAAATCGCCTGATATCATAGCGATCATTATACATCCGCATCAAGCGTGACCTGGCCGGTGCTGAAAGCCTTGCAAGGGCTACCACATTATCGACAAAAAAATCATTCGGTACATCATGGATGCCCACCTGAAACTCGGCGAAGTGTTTGCCGGGCGGTTCTTCTTCGATATAAATATTTTCAATATTAACCCATTTTAAGGCCATACGAAGGGATGCCGGAGTGCCACGAATCCGTTGAAAAATAACGCCATCTTGAATCGCGCGCCTTGGATCAGGCACCCAGGCCAAAATTTCTCCCAGTCCATATTCATGAATGAGCCATGGGAGGACGCTGTCGGTAGGGCTAAATTTAAACCCACGTATTTTGCTTGGATCAACTCTAAAGCTAATCGCATCAACAATGGCTTGTTCTTGAGGCGAACTACTTGGAGGCAATAACATCATCACCAATCACGCCCTCCCATCGTTAGCTCTATGGAATCAAGTGCAACGCATTCATGATCCAAAACGATAATATCCTCAAGCGGACTCAGCAGTTCAATACGCTGCACTCCTTGGGCAAAGAGGTGTGCAATGATCCAACTGCGCGTTAAGTTCCATCCCAAACCTTTTGTTTCATTGAGCGTTTTGATCAAAGCAGCTTTGGCTGTCTCAATGATACCCTCCGGAGTTTCGGGATAGAGATAGATTTTAGCTTTAAGATTAACAGGGATAATGCCGCTACTGACCACTTCGACGGTATCGGTTAAAACCCTAACATCATCGCGCAAAATAACGGATCGTGCTTTTTCTAACAGCTCTTGGCTTGGCGTGCCGTTTCCTTCATGGGATAAAATCGAGACTTTTACCATTCCAGGGCTTGGTGATTCAGCCCGCGCATCTTTAATACGAATATCTGCAGATAGCGCGTGATAACGGTAATGCTCACGACTTCCTGCCGTCGACCAGCCCATGATTTTAGCTTGGATACGCCGCCTAAAAGCTTCATCATCTTCCCCTGATTTACGCTGTACATCATAAAAAGCGGCTAAATGTTCCAAATCTGATTTTGCGGCAAAAGCCAGTAAATTAGCGCGCGCGGCATCATTGACCCGTTGACGCAAAAGGAGTTCACGCCAAGCGGCAATTTCTAAAATCTTCATTGCCGGATCACTTTCAAGCAGAGCTGAAAACGTGGGATCAAGGCGAATAAGCTCTTGCTTCATTTGCGCAAAAATCGCCTCATACTCAAGCGTTTCAATGACATTCGGATTTTGAAGGCGTGTTAAGTCTTGCATCATGACACAACAATCCCATCTAAGGTTATGGGCTTACCATCCGGCAGATAAATCCCCTCTAAAATCAAAGTAATATGACCTTCTTTAATGGACTCAACTTTAACGCGCTCGAGTTTAAAGCGATTCTCCCATTTTTGCAGCGCCTCAGCAGTAGCCGCATAAAGTTCAACGGCAAAACCAGGAGATGTTGGGCGATCAACAAGTTCAAAGAGTCTAGAACCGTAATCTCTGCGCATCACTCGGCTCCCTATCGGTGTGGTCAAAATATCCACTATCGATTGCTTGAGATGCTCAAGGCCCGTTAATTCTTTGCCGCTTCTGCCGTTCATTCCACGCATAATTTACCCCGCAAAAACAGTTTGGCTGCCACCAAGCGTTTTTGAACCACAAGCAATGGGATCACCAATACGCGCAATGGCTTTTCCATTGACATAGACGTTGCTTGAACCTTTAGCGAGCACGCCATCATGAGGCGGCGTATTGGGGCACGCATGCATGGCCCATTTATCTTGCTCGCGGTGGACGGCTTTACCCTCAACAAACACATCATTACTTGCGGTAATGCAAGGTCTGGGCGGATAACAGCTGTGGCCGGTGCATTGATCATTAAGTCTTACGATTCCTGGCATATTATTCATTCAAATCAATTCGTTTTGCTTTGAGCTTGATGCCATCTTTGCTCATCTCAAGGCTCGATTCACCTATCTTCAGCGTTAAGGTTCCATATGTCACAACTGAGACAGTCAAGTGATGTTTTTCTTTGTCATACAAAACTTTGCTACCATCTTGAAAAACCAAAGTGGCATCAGTTTCTTTATCACTGGGCGCAGGGTGTTTTTGCTGATAAATAGCAGGAATCACAACACCTTGTGCCATTTCACCAGATGGCGATAACAAAACAACCTGTTCACCCACGCTGGGCGCTGACCAATTTCTGTCTTGCCCCGCACGAGAAGTCACCCAAGGCAGCCAATCGGTTAGGATTTTTCCAATCTGAATACGCACACGGGCTTTTTTGTAATCAGCTTCCTTCACAGTTCCAAGCCTGATAAGATTAGCCAATTTTCGGTCCAGTTCTGAAAAACTAAAACTCTCCACGTTGAACCTCTACATACTTTGGTTCATGGGCAGCGCCGATTTCCGGAGCGATACCCACATAAATGGTGTGTGGCTGAATGCCGCTTGGTGTCCAAACTGAATCCCCCTGGTGGATTTCATGCACCCATTCAATGGTCCACACCATGTAGGCATCAAGATCAGGTTTGAAACCATCGGGACTAGCCCCTAAAAATTCAGCAGGTGATACATTCATCCCCCATGAATTTTGATGGATCACTCTGGCAACTTCACTCACCAAAGCCCTTACAGCAAAAGCGGCATTGGGGATGGTACTATCCACAATAACTCTTGCTTCAAATCGAGCGCGCAAGGCAATTTCACCGGTGCCTGGATCATTGCCCGGTTCAAAACTTGCCAGTTCTATCAAAACAGCCGGTGCTAATAACGCTGTTTTGATCACCGGATAAGATTCACAAGTTTGAATTTCCGGTATCTCGCGTTTTAAAACGGTAGTGATGGCAACATGTAATTCTTCCCAAAAATTCATAGGCTCACCTTTAAAATAAAGCCTAGTTCATGGCGAAAATATTGAATGAATTTTTCTCCAGCACCTGAATCCACGAAGCTTTTAATGATATTAGAAGCGACAGGTTCAAGCGGTAGTACGACTTCACGGATAGGAAGCCTTGAGGCGCGCTTGCGTTTAAAAATACCCCGGTGACCTGTAGGCATTGTTGCCACAAAAGCGCCCTTGAATTCCATTTTACCTGCTTTGGCACCGCTTGAAGTTTGCCTCATATTACCAATAAGAGAAGCTTTTATGCCGTAAAGGCTAGCCACTACCAATACTTTAAGTGAGCTCGTGCTTGCCTTGATGACATTAAGACGATCTCGGATAATTTTTTGTTGCAGTTTTTTCTGTGCGCTGATTTCTTTCACGCTTTGGGATTTTAGCCAAAGAGCGGTTTTATTGAGAGCGCGCATAGAAGCCAACTTAACTTGCGCTTCGGTGCCATGCATTGAAGCAATGATTTGGTCGATATCGCCGTATGTTGCAACATCCAAGGTAAAAGTGGACATACTAACCTTCCATTACCATAGCTGTTATTTCCCAAATGGTATTGGAGGCATCCCGCAGAGGTTCAGCAAAGATTTTATAGCGATTGCCTGCAATAATCAGTTGATCACCGACTTTCGGGAAAGGCAATTCACGGATACGCACTTCAAATATCGCCATATGACCAATCACTTGCCCATCACCCATTTCATAAGCAGTATCGGGTTGTTTGATTAAAACACGAATAGGAAAAGGGGCAGCATCAGAGCTCTGGTAAATTGCCTCTTTCCCTAAATGTGCAAAACAATCTTCAAACATTTTGGTTAAACTCATGGCTTATACCGTAAGTTTTACAAGCACTCCCGGGCGATGACACATTGGTAATGGATTAGACTGAGTATGTAAATCCGTACCGCGATCAAAGCGTCTTGGCTCTTGTTTGGCATAAAGTGGCTGCCCCAATGTGTTGACGGTTTCGTTAAAATCAGCCGGTGCAAAATAAGTTGAGAAAGTCTCAGCAGTACCTATCGGAAAGCAATGCGCTGTATCTTGGGCAATAAAGCGTCTGACGTTGCCATCAGGATCAGTTGCTTGGCCGCGATATTCTTCAAAAGTTATGCCGCCAAAGGTAAATCCTGAACGCATATCATTGCGAAGAGCTGCACCTTCCTGCCACCTGTCATAGGCTTCTTTGACTTTGGCGTGTGAGGTTAAGGCATCAAAAAATTCAGGGCTAACCAGTGCATGAACGCCTGTCATGAATTCACCGCGCAGGTTATCTTCAATGTGGCGCAAAACTTCAATGCATTTGCGTTTCACATCAGTGCCAGCTGTGCCTAATGCAAAGCTTACGACTTTTGGTGTGATTTCAAATTCGTTATAGAGATTTACAAGCTCCGTACCATCAGCATCCAAAATAATGCCTTTCAAAGCGCCCATCTTTAAGTGCTCTAAAGTAATGGCATGCTTGTTACGCATAGATTGCAGGTGATCGGTAATGACATTTGCAATGGCTTGCAGCTCATTTTCAGTACCAAAAGCACGGATACCTTGTACTTCTTCTGGCAAAACCACATCATCATGAGGTATATGCGGAATGGTGAAGGTTCTGACTTTTCGTTTATCGCGTTTACCAACAGTACCGGGTGCACCTGGGCTTGCTGTTGGAAGCAAGCTTAAGACGCCATTGCGCTCTTCAATAGCGATGTGCCTAAAGCGTACTGATTTTGACGGAAATAAACCTAATGATTCTGTCCTACCATAGGTGTTTGGCAATAAATTAATGGAAGCTGTTAAGGCTGCCATATTAAATGCCGGATGTGAGAATGGCCCCTCTAGATTAAAAATTGGCATAAATTATACCCCCTTACGAATAATAACGCCGCGTGCCTCAAGCTGTTTGATTGCAGCGGTTTTTTGTTCAAGTGTGATTGCAGATGGCCAAACAACAGCGTGATCGGCAAGAATCGCATCACGTGTCACAATCACGGCTTTCGTGTTGCCACTTGTTGCATCCACCTCAGCAATCAAAGCCCCAAGGGCATTTTGTGTGCCGTCTGTGGCAGCAGGATTTAATGCTTTAATCACATCGGTTTCACTGTCTTGGCCGATAATGGCACCAAGGGCTAGTTTTTGCCCCTGAGCAACGGTTATCTCTTCACGGGAATAAAGATTAGGAGCTTCAAACTTGAGAAGATCTCCTAAATTGTTTTGTTCTATGGCAACGGTCATAAGGGTTTCCTCCATTTATGCGGTTAGTTTCATGTGACTACGAGCTTTAGCAGCTTGGATCACTGGATTTTCTTGAGGGGTTGGCTCAAGGCTCACAGTGCTCAAGATTTCAGTGCCGGTACGATCAGCGAGTAACTGCATAAGCTGCTCGCGTGCTTCGTTAACCGGGATATTTTGCTCAATAAAATCTCCGAGTTTTTCAGGCATCTTCGAGAGTTTGCATAAACGAAAAAGCTCTAAAGCCTCCGCCTGATATTCGCTGCGTCCTTGGATTTTCCCTTGTGTGAGTAATTCTTCTGGATTAATGGTCGGTAATGTTTCAGTCATAGCTATGGTCCTTATAAAAGATTGATTGGCTGCCTTTTGAATACATTCAGGAAAGGTGAGAATTTCGTCCGCAAGTCCTGTTTGAATGGCATCAAGACCAAAATAAAGACCGGCTTCCGTAGCCTTTACGGCTTCTGTTGTAAGACCTCGATTACGGGCTACCAGCTCTATAAACATGTCATATAACCTGCTGACTTCACTTTGCAGTGTTTGCATTGATTCAGAAGTTAAGGGTTCATGGGGATTTAAATCATTTTTACGATTACCGGCAAAAACGGTGGTGTATTTGACGCCTTGTTTTTCATCAAAGGCACTTTGATCCATGTGAGTGGCAATCACGCCAATACTGCCAACACCGGAAGTGCGGTTGATAAAAACCCTCTCAGCACTGGATGCAATAGCATAAGCCGCGGAATAGGCTTCATCATTACACATGGCCCAAATAGTCTTTTGGCTGCGCGCTTGATAAATAAAATCAGCTAAATCAAAGAGACCACTGGTTTCGCCGCCGGGACTATCAATGTCGAGCAAAAGCGTTTGTACCGCATCATCCGCCAAAGCAGCGCTGATCTGTTTTTGAATCTCATCATAAGAAGTCATCCCCAACATACCATCAAATACGCCTGATCGTTTGGTTAAAATGCCGTGAATCGAAATGATGGCCATGCCATTGCTAGCACCCTTTACTAATGAAGGCTTTGCAAGTTTAAAAGCCTTGTTTGAGCTCATGTGAGCAGCCAACCACTCAAAGCTACGGCGTTCGAGCATCATTGGTTTCATAGCAAATTTTAAGTAGATATCATTCATTAAAAACCTCGTTTTTTAGGCGGCGCTGTATGTCGTGGATCAGAATCTAAAACAAATCCCGCTTCATCAGCTCTGTTGTTATCGGCTGCAATTTCTTGATCAATTTCTTCGGCGTCATAGCCAAGTTCTGAGATCACTTCACTGCGGCTTTTAAAGCCATTACGCACTGCCATTTGTTGTGCTTGTTGATCTTTGAGTGGATCAACCCAGTCAAAACCTTGGGGTATCCATTTGACGTCTTTGATAGAAGTATCTTTGTCTTGAGAAGGTAAGGCGCCAGAAAGTAAAGCCAGTTCAATCCAGCGATTCCAAACAGGTCTGCAAAATTGAAACACCATCACATGATGTTGCAAAGTGGAGCAGCGCCTACGAAATTCAATGAGGCCAGCGCGAATTGAGGAATAATTGACGTTGGTTAAATCACCTGTCAGCTGTTCATAGGTAATGCCCATCCCAACGGCAATAGCTCTGAGCTGCTGACGCATAAAGGCTTCGTAATTTGCTCCAACATCCGAAGGATTAGAAAATTTTACATCTTCACCGGGTTCCAGTAGCTGCATGGTGCCAGGCTCAAGTCCGGCAAGGGCCATCCCTTGTTCATTGGCAGCACCTTCACCCATCATGTTGGCTTCAGGATCAAGACGAGTGATAAACCCTGCAAACATAGCGGCCGTTTTCTTGCGCACCAGCTCTGCATCATCATACTGATCCAGCTCATAAAGTTTCAGTAACACACGGCTCAGCCAAGGCTCGCCTCGAATTTGACCGGGACGCAAGGGTTTATAAATATGCAGGACTTCAGAAGCAGGAATGCGGACAGATTCACCGTTTGAGACAAGTAACTTTTCACCGGGATGCTCGCGGAACAGATAATATGCTTCTCTTTGGCCGAGTTTATTAAACTCAATACCGTTTCGAACCATATTGCCTGTGACTAAAATGCGATTCACGGAGGTATCAAGATGTTCGGATTCCAAGGCTTGCAGTTGCAGGGGAACGGATAATCCATCTTCAGGGCGTCTAACTCTAAAACGCACAAAACATTCGCCGCCTTCAATCATGCTGCGACAAATAGAGGCTTGTAGACCGTAAAAATCATTAACGCCATGGCTATCCGCCTCATCCGACCAACGTAGCCATAATGCCTGTACCGCTTTACGAAACTCTGCATTTTTAGCTTTGGATTGCGGTTTGATACCGGTGCCAACAGCATTACTCACCAGTGTTTCGATAATATTGGAAGCATAAGGATTTTTGCGTACCATATCTCGCGCGCGGCTACGCAGTGTTTCTAGATGATTACCAAGAAGGCTATTGATCGCGCTATTTTCGGGCTGCCAATAGGTTAGGCGCTTGCCAGAACCTGCTGCATCCCAGGCGGATGCTTTGCTTTTGGGGCGTTTGAAAAGTTGTGCGAATGATTTTAGCAGCATCAGCAAATCCCC